GCTAAAATCAAAAGTAGAAGCAGAGATGATTCTGCCATACTTGCCCATGAAGGTTTCCACAAATTCATCAATGTTCTCTGTAAGAGACTCGTAGATTTCGCCAAAACTTTTGTGTTGGCTATAACTCTTTGTCTGCCAATGAAATATCTTATACTGATTCTGATAGGTCAGTAGAGTTGTGAGAATTGTCTCGCCGTTGGCGTTTTCCATAAGACTACTCCTTGTTGTCAATTCTGCCCTTAATCCATTTTTCAAAAAGAGCATCATATTCTTCTTTTGTTATTTCCTTATCAAATATCATTTTAATTCTGGCCCCTCGTGAAATTTATATAAATCATATACTTCTTTACTATATTTTTTCCCAGAAATATGACCCGCAAATGTTTCTGCCACAAATTCAATAGGATTCATTTTTGCATATTTACTAACTTGACTTGTGATTTCTGTTGGCCCGCTAATTGATGCTGGCCAATTATTTCCGCGACCAAATCTTTCGTTTCCTATTTTTTGATAATGTAAGTTATGACCCATTTCGTGTGCTATTGGATTCGATGAAGACCAATGCCCGCTTGCTTCTTGTTGTTTTGTGATTTCTTCATATCGTTTAGAGTATTTTGAGTTTAGTGAAATTCTTGTTCCATTATTTGCCCAAGCAAGTGCCCTAGCATCTGTTGTTACTACATCAATAGTGCTTGGAACTGCATATCCTTTATTTTTAATTTCCTCTAGGTGAGAAAGTACTTTTTCTGCTGATTTTGAATTGTTAAATAAATCAACTTTTTCTACTCCTAGTTTTTTTATTTTGTTTTCAATTTCAATTACTTTAGGATATTTTTTTGCTTTAGAAACTTTTTCTGAAATTCCTTGATCTGCACCACTCGCACAAGTATTCCCCGGCTTAAAACCACCCTCTCCAGTTCCACAATCAAATTCATCTACTTTTTTTTTATCGTCTGTAATCGGGCCCCCAACAATCCAAGCATCGCAAGTTCGTTTAGCCGCACACTTGAAGTCAAAAATCTCGCAGTAGCCTAGATCGCCACCAACTGCTACTTCATTTGCATCCTCACCAATTCCCTTCTTAATGCAACCAAGGAGCTTGTTGGTTTGATTGAAAGCCGCACAATTACCGCAACGCATTTTCTTGGCTGTGGCTACATCGCCTTGAAACTCGTCTGCCTTTGCCTTCCAATAATCTTCGTTAGGTTCATTAGGATTAGCTGGGCCGTAGTTTGCATCGTCCACGGCGTTTTGCCTGTTGGCTAAATTGGCTTTGATGTCTTGCGTTGCGATTGGACAAGAAGCTGGTTCTTCGAGCTTTTCATCTCGGCTGTCCATTTGCTTGATGAGTTTCTTGACCCAAGAAAAGCCAGCATCTCCACCCCAACCATTCCACGCCTGCCATCCCTTGCCTTGATCGTCCCAACCAGCACCCTTCTTATCGACTTCGTGACGGCTAAAGAAAGAGTGCATCCTACGAATTGTGTCCGGGGATAATGCCTTGCCAGCAATCAAATCCCTAGCCCTAGCGATGCCTACGGATGTCATTCCCCTTTGGCTGGATGGTTTCTCACTACGAACCTCTAAAGCTCGCTTGGCGGCATCCCTAGCACCTTGAGGTGGGGTAAAGTCGATGTCTGAATACTTGCCAAGCTCACAAGCCTTGAGCATTCCAGCAATTAACATCTTAACGCTCTTATTATCTAGCTTGGACAATTCTTGCAGATTATTTTCGATCTGTATTCCGCCAATTTTTTGCGTATCTTCGGTTGCGCCTTTTTCGGTAGGCTCTCTTTCTTCACCAACATCAATGTCCCCATCGCTACCAGTTGTGCGGGTTTTAGTGTCTTGCTCTTTGATTGGGGGAACAACCACAACTGCGTTTTCGTCTTGCGGTTCATCTTGCATCTGCTCTGGTGCTTGAGGAGCAGAACCAAATGCGGGTGCTGGTGCTGGTTTGTTAATGTCGGAAATAGTCTCTGGTGGAACGCCATACTGCTCTGAAAGGTCTTTAACCAGTTTGGCTTCTAATGCCCTCTGCCTCATTGAACTTTCAAAGTCCAATCCCTTTTCTGCATAGATTGAGCTTGCGGTAGTCAGTCCGGCTCGAAACTCGGATATATTGGCTTGGCTCTCTCTCCCTAAATCTATGGAGACATTCGCACCAAAGTTAAAGATGCCCTTCGTGCTTTTGCTTCCAAGATTGTTTGCAATCAACCCCCTCGCAACTCCGTCTGCAATAACGATGTTCTTGAGTGGTCGAAGAACCTTATCTTCAAGAAGTTTCTGGTATCTGCGGAAAGTACGTCCAGCTTGTTGCATTTCAAGTCTAGCAGTTGGGCCAGACATAGATGATGGGTCAACGGCAAACGAATAAGGAATGCCAACGCCCATGCAAATATTGCGCAAAAGAATCCTATGGAACTCCGCAAACGCACCAGAAGGACGGCTGGGGCCATCTGGGAAAACGATGTCTTCATTGACTTCCAAATAGCTGATCTTCCCCGGCTCAATCGTTTCAAGTTTGATGCCTTGGTTGTCTGCGTTTAGGTCATTTGTGAGCGTGGACAAATCTGACGCATTGTTGTTATTGCGCTTCACAATACCGGCTTGTGAGCTTGCAAGTTTAGCGGCCATCTTTTCGGAGGCGATGATTTCATATAGATCTACGCAATCATTGATGGCGGTGTGGAAAGCAGAAATTCCCCGGTATTGATCAATTCGAAGCGGGTCATACAAGTGGAACGCTTGGCTTGCTGGAATTGTCGTTTGAAAGATATAGGTATTTCCATATGTGCGTAGATAAATATCGTAACCAGTAGGTGCCCCGGTTTCTTGGTCGATATGGATTCCGCTAATAAGATTAAGGCTTGTGTATGTGCGATTAGGGTCTCCAAGTCTATCTGCCTCGATGCCTTGTAGCTTTAGATTTCCTTGCTGGTCACGCACCAAAACGAACAAAAAGTCTCCGTCACGGAGCATCGACATCATTGCAACTTGCATTAAGAACGACCCGGTATTTCGTTCAGAAAGATCACACTTGTCCCACCAGTCGTTCCAGTAAGCCTCTACATCTGAATTAACCTTGGGGCTTTCTGTTCTGGCTTGATAGGAAATGTTGCCAGCACAATGACTGGCAAACTTCATCAGCAATCCACGAATTAATCCAACATTCTCGGCCAAATCCCTAGAACGCTTTAGAAGTTCTACCCGGTCATAGTTTGAGCGAAAACCTTCCGCACCAGACAACGAGGATGGCCCTCGGCGTTGCCGATTATATTGCGTAGCATCGTATTCAAAAGCCGTGAGCTTTGCCCTTGAAGCAAGCCGATCAACTGCCGCTTGGGGATTTACAAAGGCAATAGCCTTATCAATAAAGTTCAGACCAATTTTTTTCACTTACGCCATTCCAATAGAGCGAGCAGGGCCAAATTTTGCATAGGTAGTGCGAATCCTTTGCCCGGTTGCAGATTGTATTGCAAGAGTTAATTCTGCTATTGTATCACGCACTTCACCAAGATTCGCTCTAGAAAAAGATCGTCCAGCGATGGAATAACTTGAACCCGCCACCGCAATCGCTTCTAGGCAAGTGATATATTTATCACGGAGAGAAGTGAGGGTGGTGAGGGGTAGTCCGATGAAATCACCCTTCGCCATTCTGAAACTCCTCTGTCAAACTTGCTGGTGTGATATTCAAGAGCTTATGCAACCCGGCACCAACAATGTTCATACATTCGCAATCCAGCAAGTGATTCTGCTTCCCAATCTGCTTCCAAACCATCCTAGTTCTCCCGGTCATTGGGTTTTTAACTGAAACCTTTCGTTCTGCTTCAATATGCTCTCGCCAAACTTGCGGGGCATCATCGGCAACGAATCCTTCCGACTTAACCAGATTGGCAAAAATGTCCTTGATTGCCGGGTTAGACCAGCGCCAGATAGGAGCCAAACGCCATTTCCATCCATCCCTAGACCCGGTGGCCTTACCAGAAAAGGGGTCTCCATTGGCGATTCTTGCAAATGGTCTTGCTATCTTTTGCTGTCCTACGATCTCGGAGAAGCTGGCCTTGTCCGAACCCACAAGACCTAACCAGCCCATCTTACAAATCCACTCGTAGCAAAGGCGGGTTTGATCGCCAGTATCAATCACAACGCATCTAGGTTC